TAGCTGTTTTCTGTTTTGATTTCTCTCTTTCTAATCTTCTCCGCTCCGCTCTACCCATTCGATATTACATCTCCTTACTTTCAAAAATCCCTGTACCGCTGATACTTGATTAGTAAAGTCTGGTATCACATCAACATACAACTCTATACCCAACTCCTTACGGAGCTCTCTGTTTATACTCTCTAAGCTAAGTACTATATCTCTACCCATAAGACTTACTGTAGTAGCTGTATAAGGCTTTCCCATATAACAGGGCACAACCAACTTAGCACGCTCTCCAGCTTGTAAAATATCCTGTATTAACTTACCTGCATCCATGATATACCGCCTCTACTTTCCACCTCTTAAGAAATTCCTCTAGGCTACCGTAATGCACCCAGTATCTAAAACGCTCTCCAAAAGCTACTCTTAATCTGGGCTTACCATTCCACATTACAGAAATTGTTTTGATCTTATATACTTTACCGCTCTGTAAAAGTTCATTATCTACCCCTATGTATCTAGCTTTTATCATCCTGCTCCTCCTGTACCTGCATAGCCTGTAATCTGGTTAATAATCTACTAGCATCCTTAATGACTAACTCCAGATCTATAGGATCCATTTTTCCCTTAAGCCTCTGCTCCAGATCATCTACCCAATCATCGTTATCCCACCATCTCCACGGTAAAATACCAGCCTTATCTAAGACTTTCTTAACGCTTTTCCACGCCTGTAGCTCTTTCTCTGCACTCTGGAGGCTTTTTAACCTCTTTTCTGCATCCTCTAAATCCTTTGCTAACTTTGTGCCTAATCTCTGCCCTATGGCACTCTTTACTACCTTATCCTCCAGATAATCCTTACAGTACTCCTCCCTGTCATTGTAAAAGGGGATCCTATCCTCCTCCAGCCTGCTAAAGATAATGTACTTATACACTCCTACAGGCTCCTCTATCTGCCTGTACAATGCCTTTTTAACAGTTCTCAAACCCTTAGTATCTGGATTAAAATAGATAAGCCCTACATGATCTGGGAGCTCCTCTTTCTTTACCAGCCCTTTAGGTACTACAAAATAAAACTCATTACAGTACTGTAGGTATAAATGCCATTTATTATCCTGTAGAAAATCATTTCTACTCACTTTGATCTCATAGCCGATAATATTAGGCTTTGTATAGCTCTTTGTGATAGCCAGCCCATCAAACTTAAGTAGCCCCTGTGGATCTGGAAAATATGTACTACAGGTTTTACACTCTGTTATAAAATAACTAGGCTTTCCGCTATGAAACTCTTTAAGTGCCAGCTTTATATCTGTACTGGTTATTTTCTGTGCCACTCTTTTTACCTCCTTTGTTGTGATACTTAACTTAATCACAATCGGTAAGTATTTTTAGACAAAAAAAAAGAGGATCCTAAGATCCTCTCTCTGGTATTAAAACTCTAGCACATTCTCCTCTATGAAAATATCCTTATGCACATCTGCCTTAAATGCTAAGAGTGCTCTGGAGGCTCTTAGCATTACCTCCTCATCTCCCATCATTTTAGCCCCTGTGTAAGTGTTCTCCAGAAAGTCTATTACCTCCTGTTTCTGCTTTTCATTATCCATTAAGCCCTCCTATTTGAGTAAATCTTTTACTCCTACTGTGGTTTTCTTATATACAGCATTTTTTACAGCTCTCTTAGGGTTCTTTGCCAGCCCTACACCCTTTTTACCATACAAAGGATTAACTGCTTTCTTTACCGCTCTCTTAACCTTACCTGTGGTACTTGCTTTGATAGCCTTTTTAAGGCTAGGTTTTCTTACTCCGATTTTCATATTACTTTACCTCCTCTGCCTTATATTCCTCTGGTACCTTTTCTGTACACAAATGAGAAAAACTCTTTAACCATTTCTTAGTAGCCTCAACGCTCCTTATAGATCTAAACTCAGTTTCTTCTCCCTCCTCATACAGATCTACCTCATGTAACACGCTCCACCACACATCATCAAAGCTCTTTTGAGCTTTGTAATCATCATTCCTAAATCTATCTACCGCTAAGCTCTCTAGCCTCTCTAACGCTATCTGGATCCTCTCATCCTCAATAGAAAAGTTATACCTTTTCTGCATCTTCCTAATCTGTTCCTGTTTCATCTGCTTTTCCTCCTGCATATTTTCTAAATACTGTTTGTGTATCTTATCCTGCATTTCCTTTAATTTCTTTTCTTCTAGCTCTGTTTCTTTTTCCCACTCATCCCAGAATGATCCTAAGCTCTCTTTCATAATAACCGCCTACCTTTTTATATAGTGGTTATATTATAACTCAGTTATGAGGCTAACTCAATAACCATCCTAGCCCACGCTCTGGCATCATCCTCCCCATACATCCTATACACACAATCCTTATAAGGGATCCTATAATCCGCCTTAGGATCATTCTCTACCAGTAAATACTTATACTGTGGCTCCCTTGCCTTATTTTGTAAGTGGTGCCTAAATTGATGGAGAAAACCCTCTAAGGATGGCTCCCCTAAGAAAATCTCCTTTGTAGAGTGTACATAGTTATCATCCCTTACCCACGCTGTAATAACAGGGATCTCTACACTGTATACCTCCGCCAACTCTGTATCTAACTCTCTGATTATCTCTAATCTCTGGAGAGGTGTAGCGGATTTATAGCCCTTTGCTAGAGCCATACTAACAGGCTCCAGAGCTTTACACTCTTTAAACATTACCTTATAGCTTTCTACTCTTTCTATTA